TAAGGAAAACAAATGAGAATTATAGCAGGACCGTGTCAGCATGAGTCATTGGGACAATCAGCAGCCATTGCAGAGAAGTGTAAAACAGTATGCGACAAGTACGGCATTGAATACTACTTCAAAGCAAGTTTTGATAAAGCAAATCGTTCTAGCTTAGGCAATAAGCGAGGAGTAGGTATAAATCAAACATTGGCTGACTTTAGACTACTTAAAGAAGTGCATGGTGTTAAGACCCTCACAGATGTTCATACGGTAGAGCATTGTAGTCACATTACTTCTTTCTTTAATGATGCAGTAGATGTGCTACAGATACCTGCTTTCCTTTGCAGACAAACTGACTTGTTACGAGCTGCTTGTGCTACAGATAAAGTTGTTAATATTAAGAAAGGTCAATTCCTTGCACCGTGGGATATGAAGGGTATATTAACTAAGACAGAAGGTGCTAAAGAGGTTTGGATAACCGAGAGAGGAACAAGTTTTGGATATAACACATTGGTTGTCGACTTCACTGGTCTACAATATATGTTGGATAATTTTAGCGAGCCATTGGTGTTCGATTGTACACATGCTGTACAGAAACCGGGCGGGCTCGGCGGATCGTCAGGTGGTAATCGTGACTACGTCCCTGGCATGGCTCGCGCTGGTAGTGCTTTGGGCATTTCATCTTTCTTTTTAGAAGTACATCCTGACCCAGATAACGCACCTAGTGACGGACCAAACATGTTACGCTTAGATGACTTTGAAAGTGTAGTAGCAGACATAGTTGCAATCAACAAAGTAGTAGCAGTATGAGCAAGAAAACAGCAATACTAATTCCAGCACGTTACGAAAGCACACGCTTCCCCGGAAAGCCTCTTGCTATGTTAGATGGCGTTCCTATGATAAAACGTGTGTATGACGCTTGTGTTGCGTCTAAGCTACCAACATACGTGCTTACTGATGATAGACGTATTGCAGATTTAATACCCGATAAGCACTTTTGGATTGATGAACAAGATGAATATGCTAACGGCACAGAACGGTGTGCAGGCGCTGTGAAATATTGTTCTCAATTAGAACAGTACGATCAATTTATTAATGTACAAGGTGACATGCCTGACGTAACAACGGATATGGTTAACAAATGCATTTCAAGCTTGCAACATTATGCTGTAAGTACAGTATTTACAGAGATGCCAGAAGAAAAACAAAATGATCCTAACTCAGTTAAGATGGTACGTGCTGGCGACAGCGCACTTTGGTTTGGCAGAGGTATGACAGGATACGGCGAATGGCACTTAGGTGTATACGGATACAAGCGTAATGCATTAGAAATGTATCCTAATCTAATTGTAGAACGTGAAGAAGAAGTAGAGAAACTAGAACAACTCCGCTGGTTAAAAAACGGTTGGCAAATTGGCTGTTTGAGTGTATACTATAATGGAGTAGAGATAAACGCACCAGAGGATGTAGACGAATGGCAGCAGAAAAACTTGCAATAAAAGAAATTCTCAGTTGGATCGATAATGGGCAAAGTGACATTTGGAATCACTTAGAAGATGATCATAAGAAACAAATTAGCTTTTGGTTATTGAATAGATATGTAGCAAGTGTCCAAGGTAGTCGCGAAAAGCAAGAGCTTGCTATTTTTAAAACCAATGAATACTACAATAAACATTTTAATATAATTGGTGTTGGTAAGGATAACGGACATCAAAAGTTGATGTGGCAGTTACTATGTATGAGCGGCAATACAGGCAAGAATGAATTTCATCCTTGGATTGGGTTTAAGAAGAAAACTGGCGATAATAATAAAGGCGTAAAGTTAATAGAACAACTTCATCCTAATATGAAACAAAACGAGGTTGAAATACTTGCTTCACTATATACAAAAAAAGAACTCAAACAATTGGCTGAGGAACATAACATTGACATCAAGCTCTGAGAAACCATACAAGTGCGATTACTGCGGAAGCAGTTACGTGAGAGAGTCTACTCTTGCAGCTCACATGTGTGAAAAGAAACGCAGAGCTTTACAAAAAGATGAAAAGCGTGTTCGTTATGGATATTATGCATTTGGAAGATTCTATAAATTAAGTGCAGGAACAAAGAAAGAAAAAACATACGAAGAGTTTTGTAAGAGCAGTTACTATAATGCATTTGTGAAGTTTGGCAGCTTCCTTAATAATGTTAAGCCGTTGTATCCAGAAAGATATATTGACTATGTTGTAACTAGCGGAGTAAAACTTGATCATTGGTGCAAAGACGAGTTGTATGAAAAATATGCACTAGAGTTTATTCTTAAGGAAGATGTACATACTGCATTAGAACGCAGCGTAAAAACAATGTCAGAATGGGCAGTCGAACATCAACCTGCGCCCTGGAATCATTACTTCCAACACATTAGTACTAACCGAGCTGTGTGGGATATTAAAGACGGAAAAATTAGTCCTTGGCTTATACTTAATTGTGCCAGCGGCAAAGATATGTTAGGCAACTTTAACGATGAACAACTAGCATTAGTGTATCATGTAATTAATCCAGAACACTGGGCAGTAAGATTTCGACGACTACCTACTGATGTACAGCTTGTTAAAGATGTTGCAAAGGAAAGTAATTTATGATCAGAAAATTATTAGATGGCACAACAGTACCGTCATTAGATATACCAATAGAACTGATTGTTAAAACAAAATGCCCAGGCAAGTATAAACTAGTTGACCTAGAAACTGGATTAGAGTATACTGGTGTTATACCAGATTCTAACGACGGATATTTTTGGAAGAGAACTGATGAAGCCTAATAACAACTTTGAACTCACAGTAAGAGATATTGAACTTATCGAACATGCCTTGCAAGGAAGCGTAAATGGATATTGATATTGACTTTGCAGACAGAGATATTATACTATCTCAACTAGAACATCGTGTGGCAAAGTTAAACACAGGTAAGAAGCACAACACCGGAGTCTACGCAACAGAGATTCCGCACAACCCTATTGACAACTTGGCTACGGTTGAACATAAGGCAGCAGACGAACGTGGCTATTTTAAATTAGACTTCCTTAACGTAAGCATATACAAAGACGTTAAAGATAATGAACACTTAACACAATTAATGGAAAGAGAACCCCTATGGCAACTTCTGGAACACACGGACTTCAGCGACAAAGTCTTTCATCTGAACGGGCACGGCGAACTGTTGAAGCAATTGAAACCGTCATCGGTGCAACAATTAGCAGCGACACTAGCGATCATTCGACCAGCGAAGAGGTACCTAGCGAACAGCAATTGGAATTTGATTTTTCAAGAGGTGTGGACGAAACCTGAGGAAGGTTACTACTTTAAGAAAGCACACGCTATTAGTTACGCAATGGCATGTGTAGTACATATGAATTTACTATGTGAGCAATTAAAATCCGGAAGTAAATAAATGTTTTTTAAAAATGTTAAAATAATTAAATACCCCCAGGCAAGAAATAAAGTACTATTTCAATGTGATGAAGAGTTTTTTAATAACTGGGGAATTTATAATCTGTTGTCCTGTAACGAAATAGGATACGATGTACATCTTCATCTTATTAATCCTTCTGAGCCATTCTTAACAAAAATTTTAAATATTAATTTAGACATCGAATTATCTATTAGCACTGAAACACTAGATACTAATATTAATTTTTATAAACTAAAAAGTTATTATTTTGTATCTCGTTATTATATTTCTAGTTTACTATTTGATTTAGATTTAATAGATAAGTTATACATCACAGATGCTGATATTATCTTTAATGAAAAACTTAATATGCCTGCTGATACAACCTTAGGAATTTTGTATTATCCGTTAGCTAACAACCTTTGGAAACAAACAGGCGCTAATATTTTATTTGTAACTAAGCAACGCAATGATTATTTAAAAAAAGTATTAGCTGATTATGAAATTAGATTGATGTCTACAGACTTTGATGCTATTACTGTTACATTAGATAAAATTACTAAAGCTAATGCGTATGCGTTAGATCAAGTTTGCATGTCGCATGTCTTAAAAAATGAAAAAGATTTTCTTAATTTAAATTCCATTGACAATTTTATTGGCAAAGACGACTCGTATAAAATATGGTCACTAACTGGCGGTCACCAAAAAGCTAGAGATGATATTAAAGAAAAATTAAAATTAAGATTTGGGGTTTAACTTTTTGGACGTCTGACTAATTGAACGCTTTTACGTTTGATGCGTTTAACTGATAAGTTACTTAAATTAACACATGGACCTACGGTTACTTTTACATCTTTACTATTCATAGTCATTACTGCATATGCATAAGGTGCTACCTCGTTGCGCAGAAATATATTAATAGGAATTAATCTATTTGACTCCCACCACCAACTATCACCTAGTTCTAAAAATGCGTTACGTTCTTCAATTGTCTTGAGTGAAGTGTATATGTACATACTAGTAATGTATTGGTCTTGATTAGCAATGATGCCGACATACTCGTTGCCACCGTAAGTGACCACGCTTATGAATGGAAAATTCGTTTCAATATCTTTTAATAACATAGGTTCCCGATAAATAAAGTTATGCAACTAACACCTAGATATTTAGTCAATAATAGAACAACCATTGTAACTAATGAAGCAGGATTCATAACGGAGTACAAGCCAGTGTATCAACGACAATTAAAAGTCTATAGAGGAATCAATAATGTACTTGATTTTAAAGTTTTAAACGCAGATCAAAAACCAATTGATGTGTCTGCGTACACACCTAAGTTCCAAGCATTTGATGAGAACAACAGATTAATTTTAGAATACAACGGCACTGCTGTTCCTAGTGATGATAGCAGTTTGATTAGAGGATTGTTTCAAGTCACAGTTAGCGAAAATGATTTATTAAACGTTAAGCAACAGTATATAAAATATAATATACATCTTGTAGATGCAGCTAACTCAGCAACACTTACCTATACAGATACACACTTCGGAATGGACGGAATTATATATGTAAGTAGTCAAGCATTTCCTGGACCATCAGCAAGTCTTAGTATTTCAGCCTTTGCTGCACACAGTGATAACTCCTGGTATACAGGTTCTGTAATTGCACAACCTGCAATTAACGGTAACGAAGCATTGCATACTGCTGTAGTTTATACAAACGCATACCAAGGCGAAGTAGTAGTACAAGCAACTTTAGATAACCAAGTAACAGATAATACATCATGGGCAGATGTTGCAACAGTAGTATTAGGCGGCACTGAGTCAGAACCAACACCTGTTAATTTTAACGGAGTGTTTAGTCATTTAAGATTTAAAGCAACTGCAAATCCTGCAGACAAAATAACAAAAATTTTAATAAGGAATTAAATGTCTACTCTAGTTATAACTACGTTTTCAGAAGACGGTTACTACCTGTATGGGAAAAAATTAATTGAGACTTGGCAACAGTATTGGCCAGCTAGTGGATACACATTACGAATATATGCTGAGCATAATTTAGTAGTTGACGATCCAAGGATTGAAATAATTAATCTAAATGACGTAAGTCCAAAGTTACTTGCATTTAAAAAAAATTGTAACATTAGTCTTGAATTAGAAACTAACAAAAAGTTAATTCATAAAATAGAAAAGACAGTAAAGTGGTGTCATAAAGTTTATGCAATCGAACATGCATTACACAGCAATCACGATTATCTTATATACTTAGACGGAGACACTTATACTATAAACAATGTCCATCCAGGGGCATTAGAATCATTATCAGAAAAATGTTTGTTTAGTGTACACTTTGAAAGACTAAAAGGTATGGCACACTATGAAACTGGATTACTTATATTCAACAAGCATCATGAACAAATAGGTGACCTAAAAGAACATATTACTAGTGCATACGACACTGGCGAAATATTTGAACTTCCTAAGAGCTGGGACGGTTTTTGGTTTGCTGTACTGCACGAGCGTAGAGGATATCAAGTTAGAGATCTTGCTGGCGGAAAATTTAGAGGAGTCTTTACTAATCCAGTTGTAAAGAAGATCCTTGTGCATCTAGCAGGAAACGACAAGTACGAAGGCCAAGGCTTTAATACATTTTCTGGTAAAAAAATACTCCAAAACTGATTGACACATGGATACATTAATGCTATAATAACAGCATGAGTATTGTATCTGACATCATCATAGCACACCTGCCTGGTAAGCGCAAGACCACACCTAGTGGTTGGACTAGCTTTAACGCACCCTGCTGTCATCACAATGGCAATGCAATGGACAAACGTGGACGTGGTGGACTTATTAGCGAAGGTGATACAGTAAGCTATCATTGCTTTAACTGCGGATACAAAGCAAGCTGGCAACCAGGCAGAGCGGTGTCTGTGAAGCTACGTAAGCTTCTACAGTGGCTGGGTTGTAGTGATGATACAATAACTAAAATGACTTTTGATGTAATGCGCATAAACGAAGGTGTGCAAGTAGCAGAGCGTAAGATAGAGATACCTACGTTTGAAACTGTGCCGTTGCCAGACGATGCTATTCGTATTGCAGACATTACAGAGTTTAATAAGTTTAGCATAGCTATAGTTGAATACATGGCAGCACGACACTTGAACTTAGATGATACTGATTACTATTGGTGCCCGAGTCTAGCATACAGAGATAGATTAATTATTCCGTTCTACTATGAGAATCGTATAACAGGTTGGACTGGTAGAACCATCACAGCAGACAAGAAGCCTAAGTACATGAACGAACAGCAACCGGGATTTGTATACGGGCTAGACAAACAAACGTATGATAAAGAGTTTGCTATACTTGTTGAAGGCCCGATGGATGCTATTCACATAGACGGATGTGCGCTAGGTGGAAGTGAGATTAACGATGCACAAGCATTACTACTTAACAGACTGAGTAAAGAGATTGTTGTTGTGCCTGATAGAGACCATGCAGGCAAGAAGCTTGTAGAAGATGCTATCAGCAGAGGATGGGGAGTTAGTATGCCCGAATGGGATCAAGAGATTAATGACGTCGGCGATTGTGTAGATAAGTACGGGAGACTATATGCATTATATAGTATTGCTAGTGCAGCTGAAACTAGCCCACTTAAAATTAGACTGAGAGCAAAGAAATGGTTCGTATGATAAAAAAGATATTAAAAAAGATATGGGACATCATAGCATGGCCGTATCGTAAAATTAAAGAAGAGATTAAGTTCCGCAAGCGTATGAAAGAGCTTCGCAAGCGCGATCCGTTCATCTATAAATGATTGACGCAGTAGGTGCAGCACAAGTTGTAAGCAGCTTTAAACAACACCAATATGTCGGAGATGATATACATGTATCGCATGTTAAGCATGTAGAACATGCAGGTGCCAAGGTGGTAGAATCAGTTGAGTATGTAACATACAATGCACAGGGAAGATATGAAGATCCTTACAAACAGCCAGGAGCAGCAGTGGATATAATAATATGATAACGTGGGGCATTGTCGCTAACAGCCACGACGCAAGCATTGCAGTATTTAAAGACGATAGCTTAAAGTGGGCAGGACTTGCTAAAGACTTTAGTAAGATACCTAACGATCCACACCTTAACAAGAAGCTGATACGTAGAGCAATGCGTTTAGGTAAACCTAACAAAGTTATTTGGTACGAGCGCCCATTCCTTAAAACACTAAGACAGTTTTATGCAGGACAGGGCTGGCTAGGCAAAGAGAACAACATACATCGTTATCTAACAGAGTACGGTATTCATTGCCCAATAGAATATACCCAACACCACTTGAGCCATGCAGCCTATGCGTACTATACGCAACCCGAAGACGATTGTGCAGTAATATGTTTAGACAGCATTGGCGAGTTTGAAACCCTAACAATATGGCACGGAAAGAACAACACGCTAAAGAAGATACACAGTCAAGGCTACCCACATAGCTTGGGATTGTTCTATAGTGCTATGACACAACGACTAGGCTTACAAGCACAACGTGATGAATACTTAGTAGCCCAATGGGGAGCCAAAGGCGATAAGCATAGGTTCTTCTTTGATATGATGAAAGAGCTAGTAGAAACAAATGGCATGGGAGCCAACCCTTTCATTAAGATGCGAGAGAATATGCATCGAGGTGTTAGCTGGTGGAGACCTGAACTAACTAGCCAAGAAGACTTGAATGACATTGCAGCAGCCACACAAGCAGTGTTTGAATATTGTGTGCTTAATATAGCAGCATGGACTAAGATAAGAACATTTTCTCCTAATCTAGCACTAGCAGGCGGCGGAGCACTTAACCGTGACGCAGTAGACTTGCTTAGGCCTAAATGGGATACAGTGCATGTACCACAGAACCCAGGAGACCCTGGAAGCTGTATAGGCGCAGTACTTGCTAAAACACAACAACGAATTAAACTTGACAAACAATGGCATAGGTAGTATAATAACAGTATGACAACTAGACAAAATACAGATTACGGTTACGATATACAGCGAGTGTATCTAGAAATGTTTATGACAGATGCTGAGAGCTTTGTACGCTGTCAGGGTGTGTTTGATCCAGAGACATTTGATAGGCGTTTGATTGAACCTGCAAAGTTTGTTAAGAGCTATGTAGATGAACACAATGCATTGCCTACATTTGATATGGTTAATGCAGCAACACAAAGTGATTTGAAACATCCGGGTGACTTGATGGAGAATCACTATGACTGGTTGCTACAAGACTTTGAAACGTTTAGTAAGCACAAAGCATTAGAAGCTGCTATCTTAAAAAGTGCAGACTTACTTGAGAAGGGTGAGTATGGCGCATGTGAAGATTTGGTCAAGCAGGCTGTGCAAATTGGTTTGCAAAAAGACTTGGGTACAGATTACTTCTTAGACCCTAGGGCAAGACTAAACGCTATCAAAGATAAGAACGGACAGATTAGTACAGGCTGGCCTACACTAGATAGCAAATTGTTTGGCGGATTTAACAGAGGTGAGCTTAACATCTTTGCAGGCGGGTCTGGCTCAGGTAAGAGTTTGTTCCTAGCTAACATGGGTGTGAACTGGTGCCTACAAGGCCTTAACGTAATGTACTTGACGTTTGAGCTTAGTGAGAACTTGGTTAGTATGCGGCTTGACAGTATGGTATCAGACATTCCTAGTCGTGATGTGTTTAAGAGTCTTGACGATGTTGAGATGAAAGTTAAGATGATTGGCAAGAAGAGTGGTGCATTCCAAGTTAAGTATATGCCCACAGGCAAGACAGCAAACGATGTACGTGCATACTTGAAAGAGTATGAGATTAAAACAGGACGCAAGATTGACGTACTATTGATTGACTACTTAGATCTTATGCATCCAATTGGACAAAAGATTAGCGCAGAGAACTTGTTTGTTAAAGACAAGTATGTATCAGAAGAACTACGTAACCTAGCAATGGAACTTAATACAATCTTTGTTACAGCGTCACAGTTGAACAGAGCAGCAGTTGAAGAAATTGAATTTGATCACAGTATGATCTCAGGTGGTATATCTAAGATTAATACAGCAGACAACTTGATTGGTATCTTTACAAGTAGAGCAATGCGTGAGCGTGGACGCTATCAGATTCAGTTAATGAAGACACGTTCGAGTAGTGGTGTTGGTATGAAGGTTGATCTAGCATTTAATGTAGACACACTACGCATTGAAGACCTAGGTGAAGATGATCAAGAGAACAGCGGCGGCACCAACTATGGAAGTGCAAGCACTAGTGCAAGCTCGATTGTTAGTTCACTCAAGCGCAACAATGCAAATGCAGGCAGTACTGGAACAGTAAGCACTGATCCTGTAGACGGTGAACCAGCTAAAAAAATAACAGCACAAACAGACTCAACTAAACTGCGAGCGTTCTTAAACAATCTAGGCGACGAGTAAATGAATCTACAAACACTGTTTCCTACACCATTTGTACAAATTGAAAATCCTTATCTAGCAGCTCGTGTTCGTCCTTTGATTAACACGATACTAGACGACCCGCAGTATCACAGCAGCATTATGAACTACACAAGTACGTTTGATCCTATGAACAAAATAGAAGATCAAATTGAACTAGCACAGCCTTTGGTAAGCATGAAAGAGTATCTGTTCGATCTAGGCATGGCATTTTTAAATCAAGCAGGCTACCAAACAGAGCTTATGCAACTGGACTGCGAATTACATTTTAATAGAATCAATCAAGGACAAAGTCACCAGAAGCATTTACACTCAGGTAACATTGTAGCTAGTGGAACTTTCTATGTTGACTTCCCCACAGGCAGTAGTCCACTAGTACTACACGATCCTAGACTGCACAGAGAGATGGTATCCTATCCTATGCGAGTTACCGAATGGAGCAAGCGACGACACTATACGGAACTTCGAACAGGAAGTATCTGTATCATGGAAGGTTATCTACAACACGAAGTAGAAACTAATTCTACTAACGGACGCACAGTGGTGTTGTTCAATCTAGTAAACTAGTATGCATTATTATCTAGGATCATGTGACTACAAGTGGACACACAAAGATACCCCTGCAGAAATTGTATGGGTACGCAGACAACTAGGTGATCAACTGTTTCTAGAATGTAATCAACCTGGATTTAGATTATACTATAAGCACAGCAGCAGTACTCACCTACCTGATGACATATACTGTAGTTGCAGAATATATGTAGAGATTGATTCTAGCAAGCAAGCCACACTGTTTGCCCTCAAAGGTCACCCTCAACCGGACAGCTAAGCCGACCAAGCGCGAAGCGTCAACGCTAGAAGCTAGACTTTTAGCAAAATTTTTAAGCCTCTTAAACTACACAGTTAACTCAATATAGTATCAGTGTACATAATACACCTATAGAAAAAGAAACTACAGACCCACTACGACAACTACATTGCAACACTATGCATCACACCGTAAAACATGATTTGAAATTTAAAGGCATTTTATTACAATACCTTGATAGTATATCTAGAGTTTCCACACAGTACTAACTGCGCTAGCATACAGTCCTTGTCTGACTCAAACTCTAGTTGATCATATTCAGGTTGAGTTGACTCTATACGTAACTGTACAAACAACTCTATTGATAGTGCAAACACTAGTGCGTCAATAGCTTGTATGTTAGTAACTGGTTTGAACTGTAGTTGTATCTTGTGCATAACGTATTTACACCTTACTCGGATCGGTGACTTAGACTAAACACTACTAGAGCTAAAGCTCTAACACGCTACGCTAGTTCGCTTGCGTGTGTGTGCTTCGCGAAAAGGGTTGTACAGTGTATAAAAAAATATGCGCAAAAAATTTACTACCGTACGTGTATATAGAGAAAGGGTTTTGTATGATAAAAAAATGTTGCGCAGTTTTTTGTGGTGAAGTACTTACAGAAGTGAGGTGGTGATTTGTAACCATGGCATTTTTAAAAGTGTGCATTAAGCGCATAGCTAAGTGTTTGAAAACATTAACATATAACCCTGACCCCTCTCTTTTTATTTTATATATGCCGACCCCTCGAGAAATATTTTTTTATTTTATTAGTCTCCCCTGGTCAAGAAAAAAGGAAAGTATTTCTACTCTCCCCTTGTCTCATTGTCTACAGTGTAGTCTAGGCAGCTGGTTACCCTACGTAACACAGCACCCCCTAGTGGGTATGCCCACTGCTATGCTGCCAACAGTGTTAGTAGACTAGCTGTTACCTTCCAGCGTCCTTGTGCTGTGTCTACTACTACAGTCTTAGAGTTAACCTTAGCTACTGTGCCTTGTACAGTAACACCACGCTTGCTTTCAAAGCTAACACTATCGCCTATGAACAAGCCACGTGCGCTCTCCTTGCTAATGAATGTCCTGCGTAGCTTGACTGCATCTACTACAAGGTTAAGCTCTGCGTTGTCCATAC